TCTAATATCGCGCCTATGCGAGCGATAGAGCCGGACGGCATTTGATAGACCTCACCCGTTTCCTCATGCAGAACAGTTTCGTCGGGCAAGCCAACGTCCTGTGCGGAGCCGATATCAAACGCCGTTGGCGGGGACGCCGGTCCCTGGGATACATCAAGGTCTACTGCCGATTCAAGATCAAACGCCATTAGCCGCTCGCCACTTGAGTTGTCCCGGCACGGCTATCGCTATGGCGGGGACGCTTGAAGGTAAACAAGACTTCATTGCCGGACATATAGTTAATCGTGCCGTCCCCTAATTGCTCGACGGCAGTGATACGGAAGTCCCGGCTGGCCTTGTTAAACATACGAGCGCGGCGCATGGCGAGTCCCTTAACGGAGCGCCCTGCGACGGTAGCCGTGTTCAGCGTCTCGCCCAGCACCGCCTCTGCGTCTCCCTGGGCGACAGCCCGTTGCAACCGGGGGAACTCTGACGGGTCCAGAACATTGTTGACGCCGATATTGAAGGCAAGGTCGATAACGGCAGCTTGGACTTTCGGGTTGAGCGTTCCAAACCCGGCCATGCCATTATGCAGGGCCGCGCTATCCTCGCGCACCGCTTCGTTCCGAGCCTGTTCGTCGGTCAACGGACGGCCCTTACGCTGTTCAATCTCAGTCTTACGGGCCTCAGTAATACCGCCTTCGCCAGTGGCAATGCCCGTCAACGTATCACCTGTGCCTTCGTGACCCAGTAAGCCGCCCTGGACAATATCAATGGCTTGCTCCGCTGGAGAGATAGGCAGCTTAACCAGCGCACGGTCAGGCGCAGGGTCTAGGTCCGGCGGCGCGTCTTCAGTTTCAATCCCGTCGAACGCTTGGGTGACTTCGTCCGCCATGCGCTGTTGGAACTCCTCGTCTGTCTCTCCAGCCGCCATCCCATCACTGGGATCGGGCTCAAGATCAGGCGGCGGAAGTGTTGCCTTTTCCGGCTCTGTCTGCTCTTCACCCGGCTCAAGATCGGGCGGCGGAAGTCGCGGCGGGTTCGGCTCAAGATCGGGCGGCGGAAGTCGCGGAGTGTTCGGCGGGTTCGGCTCAAGATCGGGCGGTGGCAGTATCGAAGACGGCACAGCTTGCTCTGGCGTAATTTCCTCGACGTTTGTTACCTTGCCCGCTTCGTTGCGAGTTACTCTAGCGTAGTTTCCGTTCTTGTCTTTCTGAACGCTAGTGCCACCGGCTACTTTCTTAGCCCCCGGCAAGTCTCTCTGCCCTTGCGCTCCAGCCGAAACCTTACCGCCGCCAATGACTGCGTTCGGCACATCCTTCATGTTTCTTGTGGCAGGGTGCTTCTTTTGCACATACTCCTTAATGGAGTCCTCAACCATCTTGCGGACCTTTTGGTCACGGCTCTCGTCTTGGTCAGAGTCGGGGGAGATACCCGCTTCGTCAAGGCGGGCGTTGAATATCCTCGCTATGCCAACATGGTCTTTCTTGCCTAAATTATTATCATTAACGTGCTTAATGATAGCTTCATTCCCGACATTAAAGGGGTTGTCATCTATGATATCAATGAACGGGATACCTAAAACTCCGGTGTCCTCTGAGCCTATCCGCCCCTGAACGATCTCTTCTACGTTACGGATCACACGCCGTGCCTCTCCTTCGGTCAAGAAGCCCTCGTTGACCCTTTTGATCGTATCCGTTTGGAACCGTAAAAGGTCTTCAATAGACGAGGATGTCTTTCGCTTTCCGTTTTTTACTGTGACGCCTAACTCAGCGTAAGACGCGAGCAGATCAGCGCTGGCGTCTTGCTTCTCTTCAATAGTACGGACAGGGCGGTTACGCTTGATAATCATGGCTTTAAGCTGGTCGTGCGCTTCGACAGATAGGCCTTCAACATTTGCAAGGTCGGCCAATGTGCCGCCCTTCGTCATTATATCGTAAGCCTCGGCGTTGGTTGTGACCTCAACGGCGAACCGCCGCTTCGCTCCGGTCTCTTCCGCGTCCTTAATCCGCGTGACTAGATCGTCACGGAACTTCATTATCTCCTCTGGCGGGAAGCCAGAAAGCTCACCTTTCTGTAGCTTGGACATGGCTACGTCCGGCTTCTGGAGCAAGCCATCCAAGATTTGCTTTCGGAAAGCAGGGAGCGCCTTAGTCAATAGTGCTTGCTGGCCTTCAGCGCCTATCGTTGTATCAACAAGAGCCTCATCCAACAGCTTCATGCCGCCCTTTAGGTTGACGGTACCGTTATACATCTGCGCCCCGATGCCTTTCTGGATAACGCCGATGTCTCTCAAGTCGCCCTTCACAATGTTCTGCGCTTGGAAACGAATTGCGCCAGTGAGGTTAGATGTCCTGGCGGTGGCGACAAGTCCCGACATAGCGTTCTTCTGAACGTCATTCCAGCCCGACGACATTTTATTATAGCTATCGTCAAACGCAGACTTAGATGCGTCGAAGTGGCCCGTAGAGCCAATCGGCGCATCCTGTTGGCGCTGTGCTTGCTCTTGCTCAAACTGTAATTGAAACTCCGAGAACTGCGCCCGAGCAGATGTAATGGACCGCTTGTCCTCACGCTCTTTAATGACCTTGCCAAAATCTGCCAAGGCCGCGCCCGCTATCTGCAAGCTCTTGCCATCACCGCCGAAGTCATCAGCCGAAGCGCGACGAACACTTATCGGGCCAGCCGTTCCTCTTGGGGCGTCGAATGATGTGAATTTAGCCATTACTTCCCCCTAGAAGGCAATCGGTGTGAACGTGCCGGGTTTTGGTGAGAACACCGAAACACCACCCCCGTTAAGGAACGAGCCCTGGAACGGGGAGGATAGGCTCATTGAACTTGCGCCACCGCCCATCGCGCCACCGCCCCCGAAGAAGCTCGACCCGCCACCCATAAGGGCACCACCCATAAGGATGGACCCTGCCGCCCCAAACATCGCCTGTTTCCTTGCGGCCTTGCCCCTGGCAACCTCAAGTCTACCTGTGTTCTCGAAGCCAACCGCCTGAACCTCTCCGGCATGGATTAGCGACTGCACCGCCAACTCTTCCTCAAGAGCGTTGTCCTCAAGCAAGTCTAACTTGTCAGGATCGTGAGCGCGGTTCGCGCCTTGCCTCTTGGACCCTATCCTTTTTTGGCGCTTGGCATCCTCTATTGCTGACAGCCGTGAGGCGTGGGCATTATTGAAAGCAACTTGGGCGTTAAAATTCGCCGCCTTCTGGGCGTTCGCCCCTGCTTGCAATTGCCCAACTGCCGAAACGGCAGTAGAGATTACCGCAATTTCTACGCCACTCATGCCAGTATCCTCGCGTACAGCGCACAATCCCTGCCGTCAGGGCTATAATGTTTCATGCGCTCACACTCCATGTGGAAGCCCAGCATCTTCGCCCACCGATGCGCCTCTTCATGGTCGCAGTCCACGGTCATCTCAATGCGCTGGATAAAGCATCCATCAAGGAATCGCTTAACAACACGGTGGCCCTTCAGGAAATTTGACGGCCCCGTCTGAGATATGAATGCCCAAGCCATAGCTCGACCATGCCACATATTCAGTATGCCAGCGGACCCGATAGGCTCCTCGTCAACCATCGCGGTGTACCCGGGAGATATCTCAAGCGCCTTGGCTTGGTCGTGGCTAACCCACTCGCTCAAGTGCGCTTGCATCCCTTGCAGCTTGATCGCAGCCAGATGCTCCGCTTTAAAGGGTACGACTTCAAACATCAGCTTCTATCCTGAGTTTCCATTTGAGGCATGATCGCCTCAATAGTAACAGGTAGCGGTTGAGTCTGCCTATAAAAGAAATGGCTATCGCTACTATACTCGCCATCCCATTCTATCTCATGGTCTCCTGTGAACAAGGGGACCGCCGTGTCCATAGCGTCCCCGCCTTCACGCAATACCAATTCATCAAGGTTACTGGTGTCCGGCCCCATAAACCCGCCTAACGTAGAGAGAAACCGGACAATCACACGATGGAACCGAGTAAACTTCCCCTGAGACGTACCGTCCCGTGCGCCAACATCAAACCGCAGCGTCTCTATATCAGAGGTATATGCTAGACCAACATGCACTTTAGCCGCTGATCGGGATAGAGTTATGGACCCAGAGGATACCGTCTTGTCCCCATGAGTTGCGCCTTCCGCTAAAATCTTAACTGTCTGTCCCTCAAGGTGGTCGAGCCCAGATATGACCGTGGCCCTCTCTCGCATAACGCCACCGGAGACGTATGTCGTGAACGTCGTGCTGTTAATCGCCGCACGGATATCGCCGTCAGATGTGTAGGCAGTGTAGCCTGTGCCGTTTATGCCTGATAATTCAAAAGTGTCGGTCGTTTTATTCGCAACTGTGTACCCGTTGCCGTTCAATTCGACCATACCTAGCACGTTGAAGATGCCAATCTCGTCGCCATCCGATAAGCCGTGTGCGGCGGCTGTGATAACCACCGGATTAGCAGCGGTGGCCGCTGAAATCATCGTGTTCTGTTTCGTGTTACTGAATAATTCAAGCGTGTTAGTTGTTGTCTCGCCAGCGATATACGCAATTTCGTTTAGCTCTGTCATTCCTAAAACGTCGTTTATGCGGATATCGTCTCCGTCATCAACGCCGTGGGTGGCAGATGTAATAACACAGGGGTCCGCCGCCGTCGCGGCTGTGATAGTTAGAGGGCTGTCTAAACTTAGCCCGCTGTCTACAAAGAACGCATCTTCGTGGTCTAGGGTCTCTTCCCAGTGAGGCTTTAAATATTCTATGTATCGGCGGGTTGTGCCGTTAATATATCGCTGCACAACCATATAAAGCTCGTCAGCCGTCCCCGCCGTATTCGGGATAACCGCAACGCTCTCCACTTTTGCTTGGGTTGTCCCCGCGTCACTAACGCCGCCGATAACATGCCGGGACCATCCTACAACTTTCTGGTCACGGTCGTATGTTAGACATAGGAGTGTGCCGTCAGTCACCGGAACCCAGATAAGGCTTTGGGGCTCTGACTGATACGCCATCTCAATAATGCCGGTTCTGCTTATATGCTCCGCGACCAAAGTTAAATCAGGGGCGCGGAACCCGTCGTCCTCAAACACATAAGCAAGCTCACGCAATTTCCTGAGAGCCCGCTGCACAAACAGAACTGCACGGCCAGCACGGATCGGCGCTATGTTGGCGCTTCCATACGCAGACGACCGCTTCGACTGCACGTTAGCCGGGGTGGTAACGCCGCCTGTGTCTGAGGGACGCAATAGCCACTCTCCACCGACCGTGCCAATTAGCAAGCCTTTCTCGTCGTCTGCAATCCACCGTATCGCGTTCACCGTATCGGCAGATAGGGTGTTCGTAACCGCGTTATCATCTACAACTGTTGCGTCCGCCTCAGTAGGGGCAAAGTTCTCAAAGTCTCCCGTGCGGCTAAGGTCTACACGTTGCTCCGTCTCCCCGCCGCCCGCGAAGCCTAGCCGGTTTTGGTGGAACGTGACCGCAGCGGGGTAGCCGGTGGTGTCCGACCATATGCCAAGCCGCCAACTCGCTGTAGCCGTGCCAGCGGAGGCGTCAGGGCCGTCTATGGTGGCTGTAACGCTGGTGGTGCTGGCGCGTGCGGTAATCGTTAGAAACGTCCAATCTGATGCCGGGTCTTGCCACCGGATCAGCCGACCAATATCGGTAGTTTGAAATCCGTCGCCGCCGTTAATCCCAGTTACCGCTGACGCCGTGACCGTGACAGAACCGGTGGTGCCGGATAGCGTTAGCGTCGTCGTCTCGGTGTTGGTGTTGAAGTACGGTCCATCTGAGAACGTGATATCAGTAATCGTCCATGCCGTGTCAGAAGTCCGCGAAATTTTACGCGGCTCATACGATGGATGGGTGACGTACAAGATGTCGGCGCTCTGAGCGAACTTCAACTGGAATAAGTCGGCGGTGGCGTAGGTCGTCGTCAACTCAATGGTTTGTGCAGACGTACCGTCTGAGACATAGGTGGTGTATGCGGTGCTGTTGATGTTCGTGCCGTCGATGTCAGTCAACTCATAGTCGTTCGCGTTCTTGTTGGCGACGAGGTAATACTTGTCATTCAACTCCGTCATGCCGACAACGCCGGTCAGGAATATCTCGTCGCCGTTTGCGTAGGGATGTCCTGTATCCGTTACAACGCAAGGGTTTGCCCTTGTCGCACCAGAGACGGTAGAGGTGCTGGATAGAATGTTCCCGTTGTCTTTATAGAACCGACAATAGAGGTTGCCGAACTCAATGATGTACGCCTGAGTGGTCGAGAACTCGAACCGCACAATACGAGTGGACAGGGAACTAGTTTTAATTTCCTTGATGAACCCGGTGCCAGGGCGGCGCTCGACCGGCCCCTGCACTAGAGGGAAGAAGTTTAGGCATGTCTTTAGGCCGGTCTTATACCGATCAACGTCAGGGCGACCGTACAACAGCGAGGATATTTCCCCACCGTTGAAGTTGTTTTGGATTGCTGAGACTTTTGCCACTTAAAGCCTCGCGTTTACCCAAGAGTCCACCGGGGGGTCTTGCGGGGGCCGCTCAAAGGCGTTCATGCGACGGGCCTCCTTGCGAACCTCTCTATAGTGGAATGTGGCCTCCTCTTTCTTTTTGTTTGACTGCGTGACCTTCTCGGCAATGTCCATCGCTATTCGAGCAATTAGCAACTCAACAAACAGACTATCGAAGGTCTCTTCGTCAGTCACACGCTTCAGGTAGACAAGGTTCACAGGAGAACCGGCGTCCGTTATGAAGTACAGACCCTCGACCTGAAAGTCGTCTTGGACAGGAGTCTCACCAGTGCCGTTAGTGGGCAATATTCGGAGACAGTCTGACGGTAATAGGTATCGCTTGGCTGCGCCAAATATAGGGTCCGTGCTATCTGCCGCTACCTGTACCCGCTCTCGCGCAAAGCTCCAGTCGTGAGCCCGAAGCTCACTATCCCGGGCCTGTGCGTACACACGGTTACACGCCCGCCCCGCCGTCGTGTCCTCAGTCAGAGAACTGATCGCTTTCGCACCGACACGTTGGAGAGCAAGATTGCAGATGCTTACAGCATCAGTCATCGCCGCTCTCCTGTCTAGGCAGTTTCAAGCGTGATCGCGTCACTAACGAGGGCTGCGATGATGTTCTGTAACGTCACAATCGCATCGTTCTTGCTTGCGTCTTCGTCGATGACAACACGAACGCCGTTCGTCACAGTACCAGCGGCGGTATGCGTGATGCCGGTGATGTCTGCGTTCATAGCAACGTCGATCTGAGAGTTAGCCATTTACCTGTTCCTTCTCTACGAGGTGGGGTTTTATCGGTTCTGCTTCGTAACTTACTTTAGGCTGGACAAGGTATCCGTAGAAATCCTCAATGCTGTGATTGTCTGAGCCGAGCAATGGGCTAGACGGGGTGACTACAATGTCCATCCCGCGACCGGCAGCTAGGCCAAGCCAGAATGAGGTGCAGCCCACATATCGAGGGATCAGATTACTTTGCTCTTGCGGACTGCCGTACCGGGCATCACCGGCAATATAGTCTGTGCCGAAGATAACCAACTCCTCGACGCCTATCAGAGCGGCGTAAGCGACCATATAAGGAACCGTGTGGTTGAGCCATGCCCGCGCCCCCGGCAGCATTAAAACCTCTGCTAGAGGGTATTCAAGAGCGGTCGGGCAGTCTTTGCGAGGGACCGAAGTGAAAATTGGGCCGTCATGCTCTCTGAAGAATTTTTCTTGATTTGTTAGCTTACCACGGCAGTAAAGATAGTCATCCATAGCGAACGACACATCTACCCTCATACAAGCACCGGCGGTATTCACACCCCAGACCTCATCAAACTCAATGGCGTCCGATCCGCTGGACGCCATGATATTGACAAAATCTAACTTCGTTGGCCCCAAGCCAAGAATGACAACTTTCTTTGGAGCCTTACCAGTCGGGTGATCAACCATGTTATCTCCAAGGTAGGTGGGTGGGATAATCCGAAGACTACCCCACCCGGCCTATTAATCCAAGGTATACAGGAGTTCGATGGTAATCGTACCACCACCCGCAGCCGTCACGGCGAGGTCGTTCAACGTCGCCTTGATGTCGAGCATGGCAACCGGATCAGTGGTTCCCGTTGCATGGTCCCAAAGCTGGATGCCGTAATCCGCTTTCTCACCGATTACCAGGGCCGAAGAGGCACCGGTGATGGCGTGACCGTTCGACAGGGCATCAGGATCGTCGGTGATATCCGACTTGCCCGACTGATTGAACACGCCCAAGTCCATTGTCGAGGTGCCGTCAGTCGAAAGATCGTCCCACGAGAACGTGGAAAGACCCATGATACGGGCGTTCGACGGAAGCCGAGCCAGCAAGTAGGTGCTGGTTTCACTGTCCGACGCCGTAACTTCGACCGTCTCAGTCCAAGACCGAACGGCACCACCACCAGTTCCCGGCGCTGCCTTAGTCGCGGGAGAAGCCGCGATAGGCGTCATAATGCGTGAGCCTTTGAGATTGACTACAGCCATGACCTATGCCTCCGAACAAGTAATCGCGACGACCTTCTTTTCCTCTACCCGCGTAGCGCCAAAGGTTCCTTTGACGTACACTTGAGTGGAATAAGATTTGTCAGCACGATCTGAAATCTGGACATTGATGTCGTTCCAGATGCCAAGGTGAAGGCCCGACTTGGCCCAAGTGACAACCGTGCGATCCGTGCCGGAAAGAGCGAGACGCTGGCTGTCGATGAAGTTGAAGCCCATGAACGACCGGATGCGTCCGTCTACAAGAACAGGTTTATTCGTGTAGTCGAGCGATACTGCTTGGGTCTGACCAAGCAGATCATCATGCTGTTGAGCGCCGATGGCGCAGAACAGAGGCTCGTTGTCCACATCGACTTCAGCAGCGATAAGCAACTGCATGGCTTCCCGAAGTTTGGCAATTGTCAGCCCACCCGATGTGGTGGACGCCGTCTGAGCCGCTGGGAAGGTCGTCGAGGTGGTGCCATCTTCACCGGTCAGCGACGTAGCAGTCGCGGCGGTGATGATGAGATCGTCCATCGCACGACCGAGAGCCATCGCGCCGTTAATGGCGTAGGGGCTGGTCGGATCAGCGATAGTGCGGAGTTTGTCGGCGTCGTCGATGAGATCAGCCCACTCGTAATCGGTCGGGAAAACCCAACGCTTGTCATGGGGGGTCTCAATCAAGGGGGTGTCAGCATGGCGTGTGGTACGCACTTGCGCGGTCACAGCACCAATTTGATTAACAGCCGCGCCGGACTTTCCGTGGTAGCTGTCTTCCATAACAGCACCGCGAAGTTTAGACCCGCGCTGTTGAAGCAATGCTTCAACGGTCGCCTTATAATCAATTACTGACCAGTCGAGAATTTCATTTGACATAAGCCAAAGCCTTTCTGCTGGTTACACAAAAGAAGCTGAAGGCTTATCCAAGGAACTTGGGGCCACTACTGAGGCGGATAACCGGCCCTTACGGGTTATCGGTTGGCCTGTTCGACACCATCATTGGTGCGCTCTGTGGTAAGAATGTCACAAGTGTTGCAGGATTGCAATAGGGGTTATTTGATTTCAGTCCAATGCAGATTACAGTAGACCACCGCCGCACCGCCGATGCCTGTGCCTACGATCGTAAAGTTTCCGGTATCCACCGGTGATCCGTCGATGCCAAGTGTCAGATAAACCTTGTTGCTGCTATCCGCGCCACCGGCTGTCGAGAACGCCTTGCCCCCTGATGCCGCTGCGCCGTATTCGCTATTCGTCAGATGACCGTTTGCCGAGACAGTGTTGCTGATGTTGTATTCAACTCCGCTCTCAGCGTCAGACGATACCCATGCACCACCTGTCAGAGTGGAGCCGTGATACATCCTCAATAAGACAGGGTTGCCGGTAGTAAAGAACGACATGCCGGTAACCTGATACTCGCCACGGTTCTCGTAAGTCTTGAACCCAGCGCAACATTAAGCTGCTGTTGCTTGGCTTTGGCTTTGGCCCCTGAAGCATCAATCTGCGTCTGGAGTTTCTGCATCTCTTCGATGCGTTTCTTGAACTTCGAGACATCCCTGACGACCTCTAGTGTGTCGTCAATGGCTTTGGCTTGCGCGGTCATCTTCCATCTCCTGTCTGGTGCGGCGCTTCCGTCGCGGTTTCAACTCCTCAGACGGCAACTCTACCACCTTCGGGCCGTGTTCGATATAGCTGGCGAACTCTTCAGCTACGAATAATATGTCGTGGGGGTTGGACACCCCGCAAGAAACCGCCAGTTTTAACGCTTCCAACCGGGCCTGTTTCATTAAACAACCCCCGACACAAGCCGCGACAGTGCGGCCTTCTTCTCAATCGCAGCAGCATGGCCGGGGTGTTGCCTGTCAAGCCAAGCGTCCATGAATTCTTTGTTCATGGAAAGCTCACCCATCTCCTGTCGAGCCTGTTCTGGAGTCTTGTGGTTTGGCGTGACCTTCTCCCCACTATCGAAGCTGTGTTCTCCGATCTTTGTGTTGAGACTGTCCACAAACTTCATGGCGGCGACCGGACCCATAGCAGAATGCAAACCCTCAAGCTCTCCGTCAGTCATTCCGAGTTTATTCGCCGCCACCTCTATGCCAGCGACCTTAACATCAAAAGCGGCCCCCCACTCTTTCTTCAACTCGGCAGTCGCGTCAACCGAAGAAATGTGTGCTTTATCCTCGTTGGCCTGTTGTATCCCGCCAGCGTATTCGCCCCATTTTTCAGAAATCATAGACGCTTGCTTTGTGGTCAGGCCCGCATCATGGAACACATCGCCCGCCCACTTGGCGAACGTGCCGTCGTCGCCTTCAGGCACCTGAAACCCGTAACCGGCGGCATCTTTAGGCCGACCAAGTTTGCCGTAAAAATCATTAACTTCGTCTTGACTGGCATCGTCTCCGAGCATCGTGACCGTTCTGCCAGCCTTTTCAGCACCCATCAACTTCTCAAGATTATGGTAGCTGCCCAGGACATTCTCTAGTGTCCCGTTTTGCAACCCCTTACTCTCGGCCCAAGACCGGGTTTCCGCGTTCTGTACCCCGTCAATCCATTGCGGGGTGGCTGCTTCGGTCGTTGCGCTTGTCTCGCCAGAGGGCGCTGCTGCCTCTGGGTTGCCCGCTTCAGCGGACCCAGTTTCTTCGGACATTAAGTATCTCCTTTAGGGTTAAAGTGACGTTGAAGTTCATCCGGCGTTAGGTTCAGGTGTTTGCTAATCCGCAACCAAACCTCGCGCCGACCTTGCAATACCCCCTCAATTCGGGGGTCCGTATGAAACGTGCTTGTATCTGCGCGGCAAAACCCCGCCAGATCATCTAGGACACGCTCGCCATAGATACCGCTGAACGTCTTTCTGTATGACTGTCCGCGTGTGGAGAGGAACTCTTTAACGGCGTCTATCACTGTAGCGCCTTCATAACCCCAGCCGCAGCGGGAGCCGCCTCAATCATCTGCTGCATCTGGGCCTGTTGCGCTCGTCCCTCACGGATTTGAGCGATCTGCTCTGGCCCATTCATCCACGAAGGCGGGACCGCGTTGATCTTCGCTAACTCATTAACAATCACATCCATGTTGAATTGATCCAGGGACGAGGGGTCTTGTGTGGTGTTCACCACCGCAATGGCCGCCTCAAGCGTCCGAAGGAACCCGGAAGCCTCTTCGGCTCTCTGAGACCGACTGAGCGGGCTATCATAGATAATCTCAAACTCACCCTGCGCCTCAATCAACATATCAGGCATAGGCGGCAACAATCCCTGTTGCAGCAAGACATCTACCTCGCGCTCAATCATTGGGCCGAGACCCTCAGACTGCTGACGCCCCATAGTCGGAGACAGAAGAGCGCCCTTCTCGCGGGCTCTCTCTAACACTTCGGTTGCAGTCATAGTAGGAGTTTCAATCAGGATTTGAAATAGTGAGACTAAAAACCCATCATTAATGACTTGGCGCTCCATATCCATCAATTCTTGGCCCGCCGCCAGATTCCCAGTCGGTAGGGTGTGTACCAGCGGGCGTCCCTCGGCGGTTACACCACCCGGATTAAGAGCCCCGGGCTTTAGGCTAAACGTATCAAGGATACCATCGTCATGCGTCAGCAGTACGGGGGACACAGTACGATGTCCCTGAGTGAGCATTGTTTTCTTCTGCTCGTTAAGAACCTTAATGCTGGGAAGAACAAACATCGCCGGGGACCGGCCATATAGCTCACCGGGGCCAGTGACGTATCGACTGACCATATAAGGGAATGTGTCGAACCCGCCCTCGCCCAGAACCTCGCGCCCCTGCACGGAAATATAATATGATGCGTAGGGCTTGCCTTTGCTGTCCAGCCTATCAGGGTCAACCTCTGCCCTCGGCTTGATGCAATGGATAATCTCGAATTTCCTGTCGGGCTCTTTCCGGGCCGCTGTCTTCACCGAGTCCGGCACATCATCCCATAGCCCTTGCTCGACACGCTGCATCATCTGCCGCGCCGTCAGCGCATACTTGCGAAACGCCGTATCGACAATGCCTTGGTGGTTATTATCAAATAGCAACTCACGCAAGTCGGTGGCCGCATACCGCAAGCCGCCTTTATCGTGCGCGTCCACAAACATGATGCCAGTGCCGAAGGCACCCAGCCCCATATAAACTTCATGTTGTTGGCTGGCGAAGTTGGCTTTAGACGCATAACGCTCTTTGAATAGCCTGTCCGTCGCCGCCTCAAACCATAATGCAACCTCGCGGTCTGTAGCCAAGGTAGGATCACTCGGCTCCAGCCGGTGCCACTTCTGCGTCCGTGGCGTGAGCATACTCTCCATCGCCGCAGCGAACCGCTCAAGGGCTAACCCCGCTGTGCTGTCGATCATTTTCTCGGTGCGCTTCTCACCTCGCGTCTGTTCAGACGTGGGCTTGAATAACGTGTCCGCATACCGTGGTAGCACTCTGTCCGCTATCTCCGTCCAATGGGACTCCCATGTCCCGCGCTGGCTCTCAAGCGCCTCGTAGCGCTTGATGATTTCGTCCGCTATGGTGCTACTCATTGGTCACTGCCCTAACAGGCTTTTGGCCGCGCCGGATGTTTCTCCAATGCCGCCCGTGGATGAAACGCTCGACCGCCCCGCGGCGATTCTCTTACGGCGCAACACTTCGCTGGCGGGCTCTGCCTTCTTAACTTCCGGTGCTGGGGCCGGGGGGGGTGTGGCAGGGGTCGCTGGACCGCCGCCCATTAGGCCGACCCCAGCAATTTCTTAGAGGTTTTGTTCTCAGTGTCCTCGCTACCCTTCGACAAGATCGTCTCAGA